AGATTCTGAAGTTCCAACAACGCGCCTTGTCCAGCAGTGGCGTTTCCTGTAACTCTAATCGCGTATGCAGAAGCAGCACCTGTGATTATCGTGTTGCCTGTAACATCGAACCCAGTGGATGTCGCAGTTGCTTTAATAACCCCGTTGTTGGTGATATAGAAGTCGTGCGCGGTTGTGGTGCCTACATAAATTGAATTATCACCCGCGATGGCAAGGCGCGCTGTGCGGGTGCCATCGCTAATCTGGAAATGCTGCCCGACTGCCGCTGCGCGAGTTATTTCTACGTTTGAACCAGAGCCTGTTGCCGATATGGTTCCCGTCGCGCTAAGTGTGCCGGTGACTGATAGGCCGGTGCTGCTGTAAGTCATCCCGACTGTCGTACCGCCTGCGGCAAACTTGATTGTTGACCCTGCGCCGTAGGCGATAATTGCAAGTCCAACTGTCGAATCGCTTGCTAAATAGCCCGTGCTTGCGGTAAATGCTCCAGCCGGTGTATATAAAGCAGATGTCTGCCCGACTCTGGTTGTGAACGCATTTGATGTTGCAGCAAATGTGGCTTGAGCGCCGGTGCCGCTTGTCGTGTTGATTGAGGACAGCTCAGAAGTTGCGTTCTGATTCAGCGTCTGCGTTATGGTCGAACTAGCCGCCAACGTGCCGGTGACTGATAAGCCGGTGGAGGCTATTGTTGCGATTGCCGTGCCGCCACCACCATTTGTTGTGATGAATACCGAGCCGGTGCCTTTTGGCGCAATGACTAAGCCAGCATTTGTGCTGCTTCCTGCTACAGAGATACCCGGATTTGTCGCATCACCGCTTATCAAGACGTAGTTAGCGGAGCCGTTGCCCAATGTGCTAGTTCCCGTCGCGCCATGGGTGCCGGTGACTGATACGCCTGCGGAGGTTGTTTCTAATTTTGTAACTCCGCTGTAATTAAACTTCTGCCCAGCCTGCGCGCCAAAAGTCATTACATCGCCGGACTCGATGGTTAAGTATTGCAAGTTTCCAGAAGTCAAGTTTTTAAACTCAAATCCAGCGTTCCCCGCTGTGCCTTCGTTATAAATTAAATTCTTCGTTGCAAGGTTCCGGCTGTTCGGATTGGTCGATGACTGTAGGGTAACAATGTCACTAGCGCTAAGCGTGCCGGTGACTGATGTATTGCCAAAACTTGCCGAACCATCCCCTTTAATTGACGCTTTTAATACGGGAGAGCCAAAAATATCGGCGTACATATCAATAAACGACCAACCAGTTCCGGACGCGCTGCCGGATGCAAGCTGCAAAACAGTTCCGTTTGTACCGGCATTGTTTTGAATATTCCAAGCAACGCTTGAGGCTCTATATCCAAAGAGGCTTTGAGTTGCGTTTGGGCCTGTATTAAGCGTGTTGGCCCCAACAGAAATGGTCGAACTAGCCGTCAGCGTGGTCACGGACGCAGCGCCTGCAAACAACGCACCAGAGCCTGTTCCCGCTGTTGAACCGATAGTCAGACCGCCGGTTGAATTGATTATTACCCGATACGCACTTGCCGTTGTGTCGTAGATGCCAAAAGCGTTTGCGCCCGTAGCTCCCGCTGCAAGTTCAAATTTTGACGTTACTCCGGTGTCTTGCAGTACTACAGCAGCCCCTCCAGATGCAGCTTTTGCATATATGAAATTGTTGAAAGTTGATGTTGCCGCCGTTGCCCCAGAGCCTACCCCGCCACTACCAATTAGCGTGGTCACCGACGCAGCAGCAGGGGTTGACCCTCCAACAACGCCATTAAAGCCAGCGGAGGTGAAGGTTGCTACCTTTGTGCCATTTACGCCTATCTCAAAGTTTGAAGCGGAGTTTGTGGCAATAATTCCAGCGTAGGCAGAACCACCAGTAATGAGTGAACCACCAGCAGAACTTTCAACGCCAGTTATCAACCATCCCGTTGTATTCCTTATTTCTGCATAGAGGTTTGAAGTGGTGCCAGAAACGTCCTCTATGAACTTTCCAGATGCAACAGTGCTTGTGATTTTCCCACTAGCCGCCACCGTAGTGAACGCACCCGTATTAGCAGTCGTAGCGCCCACAGTCCCGTTGATGTTGATTGAGGCAGTGCCAGTCAGGTTGGTGACTACGCCAGAAGCAGGAGTTCCTAGAACGGGAGCAACAAGCGTCAACGCTGTGCCGTTGGTCGTGGCTCCAGTAATCCCCGCCAATACACCCGCATTGTTGTACTGAACCTGAGTGGTAGAACCTCCCGCTGGGCCAGAGGATGACCCAGCCAGCAAGGTCACAACGCCGGAACTGTTCTTGAAATACAGCTTTCCGTCGTTGGTATTTAGCGCCAATTCACCAGCAACAAGGTCTGCTGCAAGAGGAACAGCAGCGCCAGTGGCTGAGAAGTACAACGAGATGGGCGTGAATCCGCTTTGTGCCATGATGTTTTCCTAAAAAGTTCCGCCAGCAATTCCTGACCAAACAGGCGCAGAAGCACCCGCCGATGTTAATACCTGCCCAGCAGTTCCTGCCGCAGTAAATGCAAACGCCGTTCCAGTACCATAAGCAGAGCCGCCAGCGGTTGCAGTAGCAGTGCTGTTTGTACCACCATTGGCAATCGGCAGTGTTCCTGTCACGCCCGTCGTAAGAGGCAGTCCTGTCGCATTTGTTAGTGTGCCGGAACTCGGCGCACCTAAAGCACCACCGTTGACTACAAAAGCCCCAGCAGAGCCTACAGCAACGCCCAAGGCAGTTACCACCCCCGCTCCTGTGGTCGTGGTGCTTGGAGCAACTCCAGCGCCGCCCCCAATCATCAAAGCATTCGCCGCCAACAATGCAGATGAGGCCAGAACACCTGTGGCGGTGTAAGCCAAGACGCCGCCAGATGTACCCGCAGTAAGCCCTGTTCCCCCATTCGCCACCGCTAAGGTTCCCGCAACAGTCACCGCTCCCGTAGTCGCTGTGGCTGGGGTCAGCCCAGTTGTGCCGAAGGTGATCGAACTCACCCCAGATCCCGCGCCAGAGAACTGCGCCCAAGTGATTGCCGTAGTGCCTAAAGTGCCACCCGCATCAGATGTGCAAACCCAACCCGTATCGGCTAACGTGGTTCCTTGTTCAACAAAGACATAGGCTCCGGGGACTTGCGCCCAAGTGTTCATGTCCGTGGTTCTTGTCCACGCTCCAGCCGCACAAAGGTAGAGGCCATTTTCTTGGGGAAGCGTTTGGTTCTTGACCAGAACCCGATCCGCCGCAACAAGCAACACGCCGTCTATTGTTTGGGTGCCGCTCAAGGTGATGTTGACAGTTGTTCCCGCCACCACCGAGGCTTTTGTGTCCAGCCCCTGCGCTACGGTGTCCACGTAAATCTTATTGGCAATGTCCGTAGATGCCGAAGGAGTTGTAGAAATAGTTCCTGCCGTCACAACAAGGCTGGCAATAGTGCCGAGGCTGGTCAGCGAGGAAGCCGTAACCCCAGAGGCCAAAGTCGCTCCGGAAAGGGTTCCCGCTGGCGCTATGACCGCCGCCGTGGTGATGCTGGTTGTCAAGCCTTTGGCATTTATTGTAATTACAGGAATCGCTGTACTGGACCCTGTAGAACCCGCCGAAGCAACTGTTGCGAGTGTTGTGGCGTTTCCTACTGAGGTCACATCCCCAGTCAAGTTGGCGTTTGTTGTGACATTTCCAGCGGTCAGTCCTGCCGCGGTTCCCGTGATGTTTGTTCCCACCAAAGCACTGGGAGTACCCAGATTTGGGGTTACCAAGACGGGGGAGTTTGAAAGCACCACATTTGTCGTGCCGGTGCTTGTTGTAACCCCAGTACCACCACTGGCTACTGCCAAGGTTCCTGCAACTGTAACAACCCCAGTAGTTGAAGTAGCCGGGGTCAGACCAGTTGAACCAAAAGAAATTGCACTTACGCCGGAGCCGCTAACAATCGATCCCCAAGCATTATTTGCGTAACCCTCAAATGACGATGTGGTGCTGTTGTAGCGAAGGGTTCCGTTGATGCTAGTTCCGCGCTGCCCAGTGGTTCCAGCCGGAATAACTATCCCTCCAGAACCGGGAACGGTTGGGTCGCTGGCAATCGCAATAACGGGCGAATTGACAAAGTTCCCGTCTGTTATGTCGATCTGGCCTGCGGTTCCAAGTATTAGTCTCGTTGCAACCGTTGAGGAACTGTTAAGCGCCAAAACTCCAGTCCCAGTCGCCCCCGCCACCGCCAAAGCCACCCCCGTCAGCGCAAACGTCGGCGCAGCCGCTACTCCATCCCCGTTGGTGACGGATAACCCCGTGGTAGACGAAGCCATCGTCCTTCCGGAAACCGTGTTGCTTGAGGTCTTGGCGATAATGCCATTTGCAGCCGTTTCTAGGCTCCCAGAGGCTGCGTTCAGGGTTATTTGGAGGGCTGCTTGCGCCCCGCCGTCCGTAAGCCCTACGCCCGTTCCTGACGACAGCCTCCGACTATTTGTAAGCGAAGGCTCTTGGTTCAACGTCAGGAAGGTTTGCGTCTGAATCGGCGACCCCGCAAGCGCGGCTGTGGTCGTCCGTACTGTGATGCCATTCTGCACCACAGGAACTAATTCTGTGCCTGTAATGGCCCCCGCAGCGGGGAGGTCGTTGATTGTTACGTTAGCCATTACGTTGAAGAGGGCGTGACAAGCAGCCCATCCAAGTTGCCATCATTCTGTATCACTCCCCCACTCGTTCCGCTTGAGATGATTGCACCCCCGTAACCTCCAGTTATCAGGTTGTTCGGATTCGTCGCAACGCTCACATCGGGACGAGGGAATCGGATTGTGATGCGCTCCGTTGGCCTAGCCGGAAGCCGATACGGATCTTTTTCGTCAGCACAACCCTGACCGCAAACTCGCAATCCCGGAAAGTTTGGATCACTTCTGGCCTCGGCGTGCGGACGCTTAAATTTGCATCGGTCGCAAATAAATATCGCAATGTCCGAAAAACCTAGAGTGTCAAGGAATTTAGGCATTATCGTGTATAAACGCTGATGTTCGGTGCGTAGTAGATCGGACTTTTATCTCTTTCTTCCTGCTCCGCGTCGTACAGGTACTTTGTTGCCTGACCTTCCAGATAAGTGATCCGATCGACTGCAATCCCCGGCATTTCCATGCTCATCTGATGAGCCAACATGGATTGAATCGCCAGAAACCAACGCTGTGGAATCTCTAACTCGTCCTGCAGCGCACCCACATCCTCGATCTGCCTTGAATACCACACCGTCATCTGAACAAATGGATCAGAAGGCACAGGCCACAAGTACATTGTTGGCTGAGGAATCGACCGATCAAACCAGAACTGAAACGGCTGATTGGCGGTGAAGTTCTTGTTGGGCAGGTTGGTGTAGTCGTCCCGGTTCAGCCGAGACATTGTTATTTCTGTGCTGTTGTTGCCAATATAAAACTCACGCAGCGCCAAGGTTGCGCCACCAGAAATCCTTATACGGTAATACTCAACGTCCTGACCGGGGTCGATGTCGTACCACAACCACTGATTATCATAAACGGTGACGGTTCCAATATCATAAAGAGTAATCCAAGTCGCCCCATCAGTGGAGTATTCAAGCGTTAAAGTCCAAGACGCAGACCCCTGATTTGCCACATAAGGCAGAACGCCAATCGATCCCGCATAGATTGGATTATCAGAGCCGTAATTGACAGCAATATTGCCGTTCGCACTTGTCTGTTGGCAAACAGTATCCGTATCACTGTCAAACGCATTCGCAACCACACCGCCAGCCGAAGTCGAGTAACCCCCGGTAGAGCTAACCGAAGGACGATTCAACTTTCTGTAAAGCGCATTCAGAACATCAATAGCACCTACCGGAAGGCTATAGATGTACTTGTTGGCTGTCATGCCGATTACAGCTTTACTGATTGCCCAATACTGAATGCCACGATTGGCAAGGTTGGACAGCAGATAAAACAAACTCTCCCTTGCAGAGAGTTGCTGCTCCGACGTCAACTCTTCAGCCAGCTTACCGCAACGCCTAGCGCCGTGATCAATCAGCGTTTGGACATTGTT